GTCCTATAGTGGTCTTATCTAAATTAAACGTTTTGTGTATAAACTGGAAGTTTTCCAAGAACAGCTTCAACGTTAGTAACATTAAATACGTTAATAATTGGAAGGTTTACAACATGTCTAAATCTTGGCATAGTTGTAAGTTCTTGTCTTGTACTATTGTTAACAGTTTTTACAACATTGATAACTAGTTCTGGACTCCAGAAACATTGACCAAAGTTAAGTGGATTAGCTTCTTTATTCCTATTACCATCAAAAATACCGAAACTGAATATAATCTTACCTCTGATTAATGGGTTAACAGATGTTCTAATTTCAAAGTTGAATTGTGGATCATTAGCTAATTCATCTCCACTCATTAAGAAGTTTCCAATAATTGGATCTGTACCAATAATTACTGTTGGTTTAACATCTGGCATTAATGTCATTAATGCAATACCATAATTAGATTCTAGGAATGCTTTAATAGCTGCATTTTTAATTTTAAGAGCTAATGCTGCTCTAACATCAGCTTGTCTTGTGTTGCTGTTCATACTGTCAACTAGTTTAGTTAAATCTACAGTTTCTTCAACGAAGAATTTGTTAACTAGTTTGTCAGATACACCCAATAATCTTGGATCGATTGTTGGATTAGCTCTTAAATAATCGATAAATTTATTAAGTACTTTAAATCCAGCCATATTCATTTTAGCTCTAGTAACGTTGATTTGTGTATTTAGATATGTTAAGTCTCCATCATCTCCATTATTTACTACTGGAAGTTGTACTGTAATTCCTGTTCTATATGGCACTGTATAAACTTCCATATATTTATCAGTTGTTACGATTAGACCATTTACTCTAGCGTTAGAGTTAGTTACATATGCTTCTACTTCATATCCAAGTGGAGTAAGTGTTGCAAATAGATCAGCAAATTGTCCATATACATCTGAAGTTTTTGGAACTTCATTTCCAGCAGCATCTAAAACTCTTACAAGTTGCATACCATTAACATCTACTACAATATCACCAGTTTGAGTGTTACCACTACCGCTAGCTCTTAATCTAATTACAGCTGTATATCCTTCTGGTAATTGTGCTAAAAGTTGTGAAGTAGCACCATTAGCTGTTTTGCTTTGTCCAGCGATTAAACTTAATCCCTCAGTATCTACTAGTAATTCGATATCTTTGTTGTGATCTCTTCTGCTGTATGTGAAATGTACTGGAAGATTACTTACATCAAATCTAAATACTTCAGTAATATCATTACCATTACTATCTTTACCACTTAAACTAGCATATACATCAGTAACTCTAACATTTGCATCTAATGCATCTAGTTGATCCATCATACCTTTAGCTAACATTGAATCAGTTTGGCTAGCTGCTAAAAGGTTGATTTCATCACTAAACTTAATAGGAGCTGTAGTTACAGTCTCACCATTATAATTTACAACATGTGCTAAAGTATCTACAAAATGAACTTTATTCTCATCTCTTAAAACAGGTACAAGTCTATTTTTATCTACATCAATTTCATCTGGATTATTAATAATTTTAACTAATGGTCTTTTATCAAATTTAGGTTTATTTGGATTAGCATCTAGAGTTCTGTTAAATTCTTTAATTACACTATCTACAAGAATTGTTAATGTAGCACCTGCTGTTTTAGGATCAATTGGAACTACTGGGAAGAATAGTTCAACTACATCATCTTGTTTAATAGCTAAAGTATTATAAATAGCTGTAAAGTGCACACTAGGTCTTACATTTTCACCGTCAAATGCTTCATAACCAGGTCCAAAATCATTATCATCAAGAAGTGTTGCTTCAATTACATCAGCTTCATAACCTGCTGTTGAAGGTAGTTGTCTTGTTTTATCCAAGTTTTTAATAGCTGTTACTGGATCTACTGCTAAAAGAGCTGCTTTTTTAGCTGCTTCTACAGCGTAAGTAGGAATATTAATTTCATCTTCAAGTTTAGCCGCTTCAAATGCTGCCATAATTTTAGATTCAAGATCTGCTGCATGTTCTTTTGCTACACCAGCCGAATATCCGTCTACGCTTTCAAATCCTACAAACATTCCTGTTACGTTTTTATCATTTACCGCATCTGTTGTTGATAATTCTGTTTTAATCTTATCAAATAGTTTTTTAATATCCATTTCTACTCTCCTTCATTATTTAATAAAGATTTCAATTTATGCATTCCCGAACAGGGAAATAAGAGTTGTGCGAGTTAGTCGTTAACGCTATAAACTATAAATACTATATCAATCAGTAAACGTCAAAGTAGCATATTCTAACAATGCCATATATCTTACAGTAGGTAGTTCTTTTTCCATTTCAAAAAGTTTCCTTAATATCGTATTAATCATACTAACAGTATAAGTATTAGATAGTTTACCATTTTTAAGATAGTAATCCAAAGCTAATTTAGCTTTATCGTTTAATACGATAAATTTATATCCTTCTATAACATTTAATTCTACTTCATCATTAGAATTTGTCAATAGTGTATTGAATTCTGTTTCATCTATATTTCTAATTTCATCTAGTATAAAACCAAAACCATAATCTTCGCTAATAAAAGTAAGCTGACTAGCCATTTCTCTAACTAAATCTGGATTAGGAAATATTCTATCAGGTATATTGTTATATAGAAAAATATTATAATTAAGTAATCTATAAAACTCTACTAAAGGCAATGTTTCTTTTATTAATTTAAAGTAGTACCTAATATTGTTAATATCTAATACTCCTCCTTTACTACTATTAAATAAGTTTAAGATATTGACTAAATATTGTTTTACATTAGGATAGTTTTCTATTATTTCTTTATTTACCACTATTTGTGGTAAAGGATTTCTTGTTAAGCCTTTAATTTCTTTGTCCATTTTTCATTCCTTTTTCTATTTTTTGTTTAACAAATCTTCCTTTGACTTCACAATATTGAAACTAATAAGGAGAAAAAAAGATGAATACTATAGATGCATTGTTAAAGACACTATTACTACTAATACAGGAGAAAAAACAATATAATAAAATAATTTCAGGAGGATTAGCTAAACAAGTTTATGAGACTATCTATAAACATAAAGATAAACTCTATAATGGTGAAGCTGAATTAATTACAAAATTAATGGATATTCTAAATTCAATAATTGAAGTAGGTATAGATGATCTAAATTCTGTTATTTCATCTATAGCTACTGTATTAGTAGACAAGCCTATGTTATCAGAAATATTATTAAACGAAAGTCATAGAGAACTAGATGATACTATTTTAAATTCTAGGAAAAAAGAATTAGTAAATTATATAAATTTTGTAAAATTAAAAGATGTTTTAGATTTCTTTGGTAAAAGACTCTATAGAAAAAATGCTAATACCTCTAAATTAGCTAATGAGTTAAAAAAGGAGTTAGATAATATTATAGATTTTAAAGAGATAAAAGATGATGCAGTAATTAATGAAGTAGACTTTGATAACGACTCTGAAATTGAAAATGCTGTAGAAGATACTGTGGAGACTCTATCTACAGGAGCAGTATTAAAAACAGGTTGGAGTTGTCTTAATAAAATGTTACAAGGAGGATTAAGGAGAGGAGAATTTGTTACCATTTCAGCTTTACCACACAATTATAAATCTGGTCTTACAAAATCTATATTTATTCAATTAGCTAGACTAAATGAACCTATCTTAGAAAATCCTAAAAAGAAACCTCTAATGGTATTTCTAAGTTTTGAAGAAGATATGAGAGTAGTATTAATGTTTTACTATGCTTACTTTAAATTCCTTATTGAAGGTGAGGTAATTGATCCTAATAAACCTATAGATAAAAACGAAATGATAAGTTACCTTAAAAAGTATATGAGAGAAGAAACTAAATACAATATTAAGATAATCAGGATGGACCCTAATAAAACTAATTATGAAAAAATTTATCAAATAGTAGAAGACTTAGAGAAAGAAGGTTATGAAATACATACAGTATTCGCAGATTATTTATCACAAATCAGTACTGAGGGATGTGATAGATCAGGACCTATGGGTAATGAATACAAAGACTTATTTAAAAAGATTAGGACATTTATGACTAAAAAGAAAATATTATTTGTTACTCCACACCAATTAAACCCTGAGGCTAAGAGATTGATAAGAAATGGAGTACCTAATCAAGAATTTGTTAAATATTTGCCTAATAAAGGTTACTACGACCATAGTAGTAAATTAGACCAAGAAATAGACTTAGAACTATTCTGCCATATAGCACATATCAATAGGAAGCCATACCTCACTATTCAAAGAGGTAAACATAGAATACCTACTACAATCAGTAATGATGAAAAATTTATTATGTTAAAATATCCTAAGAAAGCTCCTATACCAGAAGACAAGGTAGATGAAAAAGGTAACATAATAGAAACGTATTGTGTAAAAGAAAACATGGAAGAAGAAGATTTTGGATTTTAGTATACTGGAGACATTACTCCAGTATACTACTATTACCAATTCTTTAATATATCTAAAGCTTCTTTAGGGATAGGGTTTAAATCTTTTAATGTTTTTAATACACACTGACCATCTTTACATTCTATATTCTCATACCCTAATACCAAATCATTAATCAATTGTTTATCTACTACTAAATCCATAGATTCTACTCCAGCAGTAAACCATTGATTAGCATATTTAACACCACCTTCTACTACATAATCCCATGTAGATACTAATAATACATCTCTAATTCTTAATTTACCTACTTTTCTTTCATTTACTAAAGACCTTACACTAAAATGTACATTTGAATCAGGATTATCTAACGCATCTTGAATTACTTCTTTTTTAGGTCCCTCAGGTTTTACCCAACCATGAATAATAGTAACAGGATATTTAAAACCTGGTTCTACTCTATTAGTTACTTCTACTTCTATCTTCTTAATATGGCAACATTTATTATTAGGATTTAGTTTAATGGTTTTATTAGCTATACATAATTTATCGCCATTAGCAATACAGTCAGATACATCAGGATGATCTACTTCAGCAAACAGAATTCCTTCTTTAATTCTTCTACCTACTAAACTACTAGGACCTAATACTTTGTTTATATCAGGAACATTATAATAAATACCAGACTTGTTAAATGTGTTAAATGCTCCTAGCGTTACTTTGTAATACCCATTCTCATCTTTTATTATTTCAGTTTTTTTATTTCCTTTCTTACTGTCTAATACTATTTTACTCATCTCTCTTTCCTTTAACTGTTTTTAATATTACAAAATTCAAAAAAATAAACTAATAGTGGATATAATTCCACTATTAGTCATTCTCTTAAGACATGTTCTATATCGCTTACTTCTTTTTCTGGATCTAAAATAGAGGACACTAATCCTAATTCCATATAGCTTCCCGCTAATTTATTTACGGTGCTACTATACGAATACCAGATATTTTCTAATCCTACCCATGTCAATTCATCTTTTTCTATTTTACCCACTTGATTTACATAGTTTCTAAATTGTACTTTTTTATCTTCTTTCCATCTAGCTATTACTGCTGTTAAAATCTCATATACTAATGGATTACTACCAGCTTTACTACCAGTAAATTTACCAATCTTTGTAAATATGTCGATTAAATCTTGATATTCTAAATACCAAGGAATCTTTCCTTTAATTAAAAAATTATCAAACATATCAAATAGGAAATTACCTTCTTTAATTACTTTTTTATTAGTAATAAAATCCATACCTTTTTCAAAATAGAGGGAATAGTAAGGTACATCATCAATAGCCATAGTATCTATTTCTGTAGGTTGCATTTCTAACCTACCTGGAATTTTCAATACAGCATATTTGTTAGCTTCAGGATCTATAATAGCTATAATACCTAATACTAATGATTGTGTTCCTAATATGGTAAATTCTTTATCTACAAATCTCTGAGGAAAGACTACCAATAAATCTTTCTTAGTAATATAAATATCTCCATTATCTTTAATTAAGTCTTTAATATAATTGTTATCCTTTACTAATTTATCTTTATCAAATGTTTTCATTTATTCTCCTTTTGGAGACTACTAGATTAAGTAGTAGTCACTGGTATAAATTTAGACTCAGTTTTTTCACCATTATCATATTCTACTTGTAACTCTAAAATATACTTTTTATCTGGGTTAGTAAATAACTCTTTTTCTAATTTAAAAGATAATACTTCATACTCTCTATCTGCTAATAAATTTACTTCATCAAACCTAACTGAATAAAATTTCACATACAATTTACTAAAATCATCTATATTATCTAGCTTAATCACATATCCGTCATTAGTTTCTACATCTATATTTTCTGTATCTACTAATAATTTTATTACATCTACCTCACTAGTCTTAAACATAAATTTAGTAGGTTCAGATGTATCACCTGTAGACGCATGATGTAATACTGTTAATGTGTAAACTTTACCTTCTTCTAACTTGTTAGTAGTTATAAACTTTTTAGTTAAATCTTCGCTATTAAACAGATCAGAATATACCACATTCCCATTAATATCTTCTATAACATATGTAGTAGCTATATGTTTTGCATTTGTATTGCAAGACATAGCTGATGTATTAATTGTAAAAAATGTTCTAGGGACATTATTAGGATTAAAGTTTAATTCTACTTCAGGAATAGCTACAATGGTAGGTAAATCTAACGTTACATCAATTGTATTTACATCTTTTAATTTTACTATCTGAACATCAGCCCATTCTGCTAGACCTTTATTAAATATTACCCTAGCTCTACTATAATAAGTTTTATCTGGATCTAAATCTGAATCATCAAAGATTTTTACTAATTTATTAGTTTGGTCGTTTAAAGATTCTTTTACTATATTTTGGAAATCCGGATCTTCAGCTACTTGCCAATCAGTACCTTCATGTGTCCAACCTTCTGTTAAAATAGGTGGTGTAATATATAAAACTAACATTATCTCTCCTTTAATTTAAATCGCTATTGATAATTCATGAAAAGTTTCACTAACTATCAAACAACTTTAATAATTAAATATCTTTATTAATAATTACTAATTAAATCAAAATCATTCCATTATCCTTTTTTAATTATCATTCAGGTTAGTAATATTCAAATATTTTTTATATAAATAAACTAAAATGAAGTAGTAACCTACTAGAGTCTTATAAGACTCTAGTAGTGTGTCTTTATTAACTACTGGTTGAACTTGAATCTGTGCTAGGATTATCTGCATTATTCCAAAAATACGATACTTGTGCTTTATAATCACTACTAAGTTGACTATCAGCTTGAATTACATATACTTTACCAGTTTTATCATCACTATCATGTACTACTGTATATACACCTTCTACGATTCTATTACCATCGTTATCAGTTGTATAAACAATAGCTTGTTTATTTACTAGATCACCAACCGGTACATATGTAAGTGTGATTTTGTTACCATCGTTAATTGGTAATTCATCATCTACTTTATACATAGGAATTTTAGCAGCTACATCAGCTAATGAATCGCTTGTATCACCTCTAAGTTGATCGATTTCGTCATTAATTTCATTAATTTTAGTTTCAATTTTACCTAATGTATTAAAATCATCACTAGCGCCATCAACTAACGCATCTACTTTAGATTGTACTTGATTAATAAAATCTTGTAAATCACCTGCTTCTTTATTTATATAATCTACAATTTCCTTTAATGTGTCGTATGCATCACCAGCACCATTAATTAATGCATCAATAGCTTGTTTAATTTTATACTCTACAGAACCTTCTGTATTTTGATCAGCATTTAATAAATTAACAGCATCTTGTAATGATTTAATTTCGTTATCTTTAAGTGCTTGAATATCATTATTAATTTTATCAGTAAGAGATTGTACATCATTTGCGTGTTTATTTTGTAAATTTGTAATATTTGTATTAATATCATTTACAGTAGCATTAAATGCTGACAAATCAACTTTAGTATTATATAAGTCAGTAATTTGTGCATCTTGATTAATGTCTTTTCTAAAAATTATTTTAGGCATTATAATCTCCTTCTAAGTTAATTAATTAATCAACGTAAGTGAAATAACTTACTGAGGCTACGCCGTTTATATGTGTACTATCTTTTATAGTACACATCAAAGTATTTGGGTCTACTTTTACATCATCGAAAAATTCATATTGATTAGTAAGATTATTATTTTCATCTTTTAACCTCACTACTACTAAATTATTGATAAAATAAGAGTCCTGCATAGGTATAGGTTGTTGAGTTAACTTAAATTGTCCATTAGTTACTTCACATTTCTCTGTCACGGGTTTAATATTAAATTTAGGTGCGTATTTTAATCCTTCATCTACTAATTGTTCTAATAGTTTAATTATATTATTACATTTTAGTTTACCATTAAAATATTCTACTAGTCCTTGAATTGTATAAACTTCACCTTCTAATAGAACTTGTTCTACTTCTAAGATATCTTTAGAAGTAAAATAAATACCTTCTTGACATAAATCTATATTTATAGGTGTAGCCATTTATTCTCCTTTCAAACTTTAAATTTTTCATAACAACAAAAAAAAGAAAAATAATTGTAGTTATAGGAATTACCTATAACTACAGAATACCGATTTCTATCTCAACATCATTTCTAATCACATTCAAAACTTTATTATTAAAATCTTTAAATAATGTCTCAGCATAACCTTTTATTGTTTCTTCATCTAGTAACTCAATATGTGATGTTAAGTTTTCTTCTCCTCTTAACGGAAATTTTAGTTTATCATCTAGTTTAGTAGTATATAATACAAAATTTCCTTCCAGTAACATATCTTCATTAGTTAGGACAATTGCTATATCATTATTTATAGATTTAAATACTGTAAATCCTCCAACTTCAGAATAGTATAACCATTTGATTTCATCTTCTGTCAAATTTAAACCAAAACAGTTAGCCCAATATTTCAAATACTCTAATGGGCTATTGATTTTCTTTGTGTAATTAAACCATAGAAACTTCTTCTCCAACTCTACCGATAGTTTGTAATATAATTTATCTAAAGTATCTGTTCTTTTTGCTTCTAAATTAATTATCATATTGTTTCCTTGTAACTAATATGTTTAATGTCTTTAGCTATATCTGCAAAATATTCTAATCTCTGTTTATGATATCTCCTGTGTTGTTTAATATCTGGAGAATAGATGTAGATAAAGTAAACCTCTTTATTATCTAACTCTCTTAGTCTACCTATGTTCTGTTTATTAGCTTGGATAGAGTCCATTGGAATTGTGTGTAGTACTATAGTAAGATTTTTGATATCTAATGCAGTACCAGATGACTGAATAGTAGAAACAATAATGTCTGATTTATCGAATACCTCGAAATCATCTTCTGAAGTATATTTATTAATTTTAAGATTAGAAAATTTTTCTCTTAAATAATCTCTTATCTTCTTATCCATTTCTACAGTACCAGCAAATATTAGCATCTTATCTTCAGGTTCTCTTCTGTCTACAAAATACGCTTTCACAATTCTATAGATCATTTCTAAATATCTGTCTAATACATCACTCCTATTCATAATCCAGTTTTCATATACAGCTTGTGAGTATCCATAACCTTTTGTTACTCTAACACTTTTAGATTGTCTTAATCTATAAGAGATTGCTACTACATTAATATATTTTTTCTGTAATAAATTCTTTAGTCTTTGTTTCTCTGGAAATAATAATGTATACATATTGTTTAATCTTTTATTACTAGATACTAATGTAGCAGTTAAACCTATAAAAAAGTTTACATCGAAAAACAATAGAGTCTTAAATACATTATGAAATTCTTGATGAGTTTCATCATTAATTAAAACTTCAATACCTAAATAAGATATTAAGTCATCTGGTTTAACTGGATAAATAAATTCTGGTTCTTTATCTACATTTAACCAATCTTTAATATAGTTAATTACTGTAGTAAGACTAAAAATAAATACCTTATAATAATTTAATTCATCTTCCGACATTGACATTAATTTTAATAACGACTTACTACCTCTAATTATAAATATTTCATCTTTTTTGATATCTGTTAATGTAGTAATATCGGATATCCATTTGTCTATATAAGTAGGTAAAATCAAGATACCGAATCTTTTACCTATATGAGAGACTATTTCCATAGCTATTACTGTCTTACCTCCTCCTGTCTTTAAATTAATTAAGACGTTATTAGTTCCATTATAATAAAAATCTAATGCTGAATTTATATAAAACTTTTGGTAATCTCTTAACGTAAAACCATGTATTGTTTTAATATCAATATCTTTACCTTCATACCTGTCTTTTTCTATTATTTCTATTTCTTCTTCTGAAAGATGATACAATAAGTCCCCTTTAAATCCTATAGGATATCTCATTACACCTTCTCTAAAATCAGCTACATAAAATTCTTTATCTAGAACTAATTGTCTTCTTCTAGACTTTTTATCATACTTACCTATTTTATAAGTTACTAAATTTCTATTAAGCTTGAATAATTTATAAAATAATTTATCAAAATTTTCAGAAGAGAGTTTGATATTCTGTTTACCTAAGACCATTTTTATCATTTTTACTCCTTTCCTATTCAAGTATTTGAATAGTGATAAAAAAATATAGCTATGTAGGAATATTCCTACATAGCTGTCAATACTTGCTTATTTACAAACGCTGATTTTAACTCATCTATTGGTCTATTTAGGATTCTGCTAAGTTTTCTAAAATACTTATTCAAAATTAATTCAATGTCATTATGTTTTTGCTCCTTAAGAATTGGGTCATCTAAGTTTTGGTAATATTTTATAATTTTTAGTATTCTACTAAAGATACTATTAGTTAAGGACCTAATCTGCAGAATTTTAAGTTCTTGTCTCTGTAATTTTACTATGTAAAAGATTTCTATTAAAATAATTAAAAATGTCACAAAAGCAAAAACTACCTTACCTTTAAAATCAAAAAGAATAAATATCAGATAACTACCTAATAAGGTAGCAAAAAGTATAATATAAAATAAATTTAATTTTTTCTTTAATTTAACATACTCTTTATTTATTTCGTTCTTTAAATATTCTAAACATGATCTTAAGCCTTCTATATCTAACCTACCCAGAAACTTCTTTACATTATTCATAATCGCTCCTATCTAAAAAATTTCTTAAATTTCTCAAAGTAGATAGATGAGAATAAAGTTAAAAACAATGCTTTTTTTCTCTTTTCTTCACCATCTGACTCTTCTGAGTATTCATTTAGCACTACTTTCATCTTATTCAATTTTAGTAAGTTATCGAATTTTTCGACGACTAAAATTACTAACATGACTACTAGAACAATATTTAAAATTACCATTGCTTTAATATCACGGTGATACCCTAAAAAAATTGTAAGCATAGTAACCAATCCTACAAACAACATAACCGCAATTAGTACTTTATTTTTTGTAATTGATTTATCTATTTCATTTCTCATCTCTTGTTCATTAATATCCAACATAGCTAAACCTCCAATAAAAATTTTCAACAAATTGATAAAAAATCTATAGAGAGATTTAATTCTCTCTATAATGGTCTAATACTTCTTTAGGTTTTAGCAATACGTCTAACGGATGATCTGGTTTATGTTCCTTAATATGTAGTGTTGGATCTATAATTTTTCCTTGGAATTTACTCCATCCATAACTACCGCCGCATGATCTAAAATCAATTGCTTGTTTTAATCCTATTAGATCATTATTAGGACTATTTCTACCTAAATCATAATTTTCATTTGTAATATCAAAAGCTGTAAAAGCATAAACTATTACTTCTAATAATGCAATATTAATATCTAACTTTCTATTCACTAAATCAAACAGTTTCTCTAGTAGTACTTTAGGAGTAAATTCTGAATAAAGTTTACCATCTTTCTTATAATATTGTCTTCTCCTAATTAGTCTTTTGAATTCTTTGGATAAAGCACTAAAGTCAAATTCTATCTTATCATACATGATTATTGGATGTTTAGGATTCCAATCTTTTAAGTCAATTAGATAATTATCAAAATCATCTACTTCATAACCATGTTTAATAACATATTGCCAGAAATAAGTAGTAAAATATGGATATTTATTACCATATTTTAAACTTATTGTGTAGAAAGTAGGTTCACCTTTATCCGGTAATTCTTCAATGATAATTTCATTTAGTCTAGATGCTTTAGATAGATTAATATCTAAAACATTTTTGTTAGTTACAATTTCTTTTAAAGCGAAGACTTCATTTTGTGGCACATGGAGTCTAATTCTTTTAGTTTTTCTGTTAAAGAATTTACTATAGAAATAAAGTTTATTTTTATCTTTTACATTAAACCAAATACTAGCATCATCATTTAGTGTAATTTGACTAGTAGATGCTGATTTAGTCAAATGTTTAGTAGAGATAATAGATTGTGAAATAGGAGTAGTTACATTAATGGTACAAAGATGACCTAGATTTTGGAATGGGAATACTGAATATGCTAACTCTCCAAAACATGCTGCACATACTTTCTTCTTATCTCTTAGTTTACAAGTAAGTACAGATCTTAATTTTATAGTTTTACCTTCTAACCAAGTATGATCTTTAGTGATAATTTCTTCTTTACCTGTTTTCTCATTTAGGAATCTTTTACCTATTAGATTTTTAAGATCACCTTTATAAATTACATTACCCATTTGATCTACTTCTTTAGGTTTAACATAATAATCGATATACTCAGTATTACCACAATCTGTAAATTCTAAACCTTCTATCACCATAGTAGCTAATTGAATTTCTCTAGCCATATATTCAGAATCTTGAATAGCCTTAGAAGAAAGATAGAGAGCTTTAGCTCCTGCTCTAGACTCAATAGCTAATTCATAAATATTTTTAAATCCTAAAGTAAAACTATTAGTCATCGGGATGGCAAATATTTTACTATCTATTTCAGTCAAGAATCCTCTAGATCCAAATAACTGTTGAAGCTGAGAAATGGATACCATTTTAGATAGATAAATCAATCTGATTTTATCATCTTTATCTAATTTATGTTTTACTACATTGTCTAGAGCTTCATATGTTTTCTCTATATTATATTGTGTGGGTTCATGATTTACTTTCACTATACTATCTAGTAATTCTTTTTGAAATTGAACATTTAAAATATCTTGTATTTCTACACCTATAACATAATCACCTATTTCATGCACTAGTTCTCTAATCATTAAGTTAATAGTATTTTCAAACTCTCTCATAAGTTGTGGTATCAGATCAATATTCCCTGTAGGTTTAACTACTTCATCCACGAACTTTTTATAGACTTTACTATAGATACCTTTATAGGTATCATCGTTAAAATAACCTTCCGTTAGATGTTTATCTATAAATAGATCTCTAGTAATAGTAAATTTTGGTAATTTATTTACAAAATCCAATAGATATCTAAACAGAATAATATATTTATAATTCACGTGTTCTACTACCTCATTATCTTCAAATCGGATAGAGAGATTAGACTTTAAATGTCTGATCTTTTCTCTATCCAATTCTAATATTTTTCTTATATTAACTGATTTCATTGGTACCTCCTATTCATCATCTTCTACGTCTTCAATTTCTTCAATTTCATCTATATCCAATATTTCTGAAATCTTTTCTATAGGATCCCTGAATCTTTCTTTATCTTCTACATATTCAAGATCTAAACCTACAGCATTAAATAGCGACAACATGACTTCTCTAGCTTTATCATGTTCAAATCCTACCTTATCCCTATCTACAGCATTCTCTATTCTGCCAGGATGTTCTGCCTCTAATATCTTAGAATAAACTTCAGCATGTGTTCTAATAGACGCTGCTCTGTCTCTTAATTCTGCTAGTAATTCTCTACCGCCGTAAGATGCTATAATCCTAGTTTCAGCTTCACCAAGAAATCTTACAGGACTATTCCTCCAAGGGAGTCTATATTTATCAAACTTAGATACACCTATCGGTAAACCAAATTGATTTACTTTAGCAGATGCTGTAGCTAACATATCGTCTGCAATTTTATTTAGCAGTATAATATGCATAGGAGCAATCATAATTGGATCTTTAGTTTTATATTTTTTACCATTTTCCATATATTCCACTGGACCATATGTAGGTTTGAATCTAGATTGCTCTATATCTAGTACTATTTCCCAAGCTTTCTTTTCTACTTCGTTATGATAATAGATATAGAATTCTTCTTCTACAATTTCTTTAATTTGTTCTCTCATTGCTTCTATGTCATTTTTATCATAAGCTTCTTTAAAGACAGTATATTGATCTGTTTCAAACAGCTTAATGAAATCTAATACGTTTTCTTTAAATACTTGTCTTATTTCTTCATCTGTTAAATCTTCAGGTTTCTTATTACCTAATCTATTTTTTAACAATTTCTTAGCTTTTCTACTAGCTGCTGCAAAATATCTTTCATAGAGTCTACCTACATTTAGTCTAGATACAGTACTACCTGAATCTAGCACTATGTCAGCTACATTACCATCTGCATCTCTAGGCATTTCTTCTATAGGTCTTACCTCTACTTTTACTACTTTACTAATTACACCTTTAGCACCATGTCTATCAGTAATCTTAAATCCTTTAGTAGGTTTAATCAGATATTCTATTACAAATTCTGCTCTATAAATATCTAGATCTTCTTTCCTATATGATTTCTTAATTCTAGCAGTCTCCTTACTAGTTTCTATTATTGTATAAGCTTCAGCTACTAGTCTATGAAACTCAAATCCTACTACTAAATCTTCTCCTGTGAGTCTTTTATGTTGTTTATTTAAATTCTCATAAACGTTTACTACATTCTTATAATATTCCAGTAAAAGATCAGCATACTTTTCAAATTGTGTGTCTGTATCTTTAGGTAATGTTTTCTTTTTCTTAGGAGATTTAATTACCTTAATATCTACTACTCTTCCTCCTTCTCCTCTAGTATAAACCACATTATCAAAAATAGGATTGAATTGCATAGCATCATATTTAGAGAATAACCCTGGTACTAGATCATCTCTATATTTTCTAGAAGCAGCTACAGCACCTGTTTCATTAATTTCCTCATACAGTTCTGGAAAAGCTTTATAATTATCCTTATCTCCATAAATATTTAATGGAAACATATATTCTCCCACAGTAATAGATCTAGTCTCAAATAGTCTAAATTTTAATTTTTCTAGTGCTCTATCAGAAATAATTACTGCATCTTCTGCTGCATTATCTAAAGACATTAATGCTACATTAAGATTTACTCCAAAACTATAACTACCATCCTCCATTAATGTAGGAGGCTTAGCAATTATGGTTCCAGCTGGTATTACATCACCCGTAAATAAAGATTCTATAAACTCTTTATTAATATCAAATTTGAATCCAAAATATGGATGAAACTTGTTATAATAAGGAACAATCATTGCATCAATTCTACCTGTTTCTAAATCTTTATAGATAATAGTCCATTCTACTGGTTCTTTATTTAATTTAACTTTACTATATCTAGGTATTACAGCTATTACTTCAGAATCATGTTCAAATTCTTTCTTAATAGCATACTTACCATATTCTTCTTCTAGTCCTGTAAAGATAATAGGTTTTTCAGGTTTTTCTAGCACTAAAGACTGTGCTATATGATTAGACATCATTAATCCTCTTGGAGAAGAGTTATGCTGAATAAATGGATTTAAAGCTGCTGCACCAAGTAATTCTTCTTTAATTTTAAGGTCTGGATCAGATTCTTTAAAATATTTGATATAATCTTGTAGTTCTTTTCTTTCTATCATTGGTTACTCCTTTTTTAGTGGTTTGATTACATTTTAATAATGTATTAATAAAAAAATCTTTAAATTTCTTGAAATTGACGTTTTATATATTAAAAAAGGGGTAAAAAATGAAAGTAGATACTACTATAACATTGGAAGCAATATTTACTATAGTTTTCACAATGATATCAGTAGCAGCAGCTTATTTTAAATTAAATAACAGAGTTACTATGTTAGAAAATAAGGAAAGTGATGTCGAAGAATCATTAGACGATTTAAAAAATGAATTACGAAATGAAAATCATACAGCAGTTAGGAGTCTAGAAAAACTTTGTGTAGAAAAAAGAGAAGATATAATAGAAAAAATAAACAAAATAGAAGCTGAGTTATTAAGAATAACAGAAAGAATAGAAAAGGATTTTGGTAAAAAATTAAAAGAAAATATGGAAGATACAAACCATAAAATAGGTCTATTATTTAATAAGTATGACGGAGCATCAACAGACATAAAAGAATTAGAAAAATCTGTTATGGCTATAAATACACAAATGATAAGTGTATCTGAACTAATAAGATACTTAAAAGATAATAAAGACATATTTATAGACTATAAAGTAACAAAAAAGATTTCTGAAATCACTAGAGATGATCTGAAAGAATTAAGAAAAGATCTTAATTCTTTAAAAGAATCTATCATTCGTGTAAGGACTGGAGGAAAAAATGAAAGTAGATGAATTAAAAAGCAATATATTAGCTAAAATAAACTTAAGTTTTTACAATATACAGTTACTAGATAAAATAATCTATAAACTCAAACAGCTATCTAAAATAAAGATTAAAACAATATCTCCAGCACAAGCTGAATCTTATAGAGGTAATTTTTATGGTTTACTAACAGAATTAGGTTTTGATGAAGATTTATGGTTACCTACATTATGGTTAAATGGATATAAAAATAATTTAGATTATGATGCAAAAACTGAATTATTAACTTTTGATCCTGTAGATTTAGAAACTGTTATGAACTTATTTCTATTACAAGAAAAAAAAGTATCAGGATAGGAAATCCTATCCTGATATTAAATTACATTTGACCATATAATTGGTTCATAAATGGTTGACCAAAACCTTGTCCGAAGCCTTGATTCATATTCGGATTAGGATTCATAGTAGGTTGTTGATAGTTAAATCCTGTTGGTTGTGGTTGTTGATAACCAATTCCTATTGGTTGTGGTTGATTATACATATTATTCATTATGGGTTGTTGTATGCCTGGATTATATCCACCAACATTCATCATAGGTTGCTGATATTGAGGTTGTGGTGATGTTTGCTGCGCAAATGCTTGTTGTAAAGTTGGTTGCAATGTTGGTTGATTAGCTCCTATGTTTTGTAAAATTTTATTAATAGGATCTTCATCATCTACTGTTTGTTCTTGTTGTGTAGTTGGAATAGCTTGCTGAGAATTGTTAATGGTATTTGTCTCTACAGTTTGTTGAATTTGTGCTTGAAGTTCTAATTCATTTTCTGTTGGTATTTCTTTAACTTCTGCCTTTACAGCTTCTAAAAATACTCCTAAGTCTTCTATCTTAATAGGTAGATCTTTAAGTCTAGCTTCTTCTAGATAATCTACATCATATTTTTCTTCTTTAAGAATGTCTATAATGTTGTTTATATGGTCTTTAATAAATTCATAAGCCATAAGAAGTGATTCCATAGCCGGAGATATTAAATTTTCGCTACCAATACTATATCCATATTTTAATGTTTCAACATCTAACTCAAACGTATACTGATGAAACACCTGATAAGCAGATTTATCTTTATTTCTAATTTTTACATTATAGAAGGTTTCTTTTTTAGGATTAATAGCGGATAGTTTTTCATATACTGGAAAAGTAATTGTGCAAGTCCTGTTATATTTTTTATCTCCTATTCTACCACCTCTTTTTAGTACTGTATGCATATATTGTTCATTAGTAGGCCTTTTCACTATAGCCTTATAAATTTCTACCCAGTTTTTAACAGTATTTTCATCTACAATATGTTTAATACCTGGAGCTTTATATTTATTAAGTTCTTGGATAAAATTAATGAGTTCTGGATTTTCTATTTCACCTAGATTTGCTGATAATAGACTAAATAGTACTTCACCCACAATTGCAAAACTATGATTTACTTTTCTCTCTAAAATATCTTTGAATTTTAAGAGAGTTTTATTTTCACCTCTAGTAGCTGTTTCTTTTAATGGATTAAATATTACCATTGTTAACTCAGGTTTACCATTTACAATTTCTACACTATTTTTAATATTATCATAAGTAGGTAAGACAAGAGGCTTACCATCTAATGTGATAGGTAATTTAGCTTTACTGCTTCTGATAAATAATCTGCCTTGCTCATCTGTTTCTATATCAAATACTTTTAATAAGTCTTTATAGAAATCTACTAAATTTAGTGTCATTGTTAATCTCCTTTCATTTATTAAATTAATTGTACTATATCAGTGATTTCTTTAAATTTGACTACATTTTGTTCAAATCTAGGTTTAGTTTCGATTAATGGATTAAACACGGAATCTGCAAAAGTAGGAATTCTAAATACTGTTTCAGGATTACCATTATAAGATACTGCAATAACAGTATCTCCTGTTAAATCAGAATCTACCATTAAATTAATAGACATTTGATTAGAAATTGTAATCACTGGAGCTACATAAGACTCAAATTCTATTCTAAGTTTTTCTGCATAACCAGTTATATTAATACCATCAATAATTGTTCTAGCATCTAAAATACCTGTAACAAATTCTCCTGTTAAATTACTAAAAGTAAGAGTAATTTTAGACAACAAATTATTAGATAATAGTGAAGTAATTGCTTCACTAATTAATACAGCCATTCTTGCTTCTAAAGTAGGTCTATAAAAATCTTCACTATCAGTACCAAATTGCTGTACTACTGGATTGTTAAGAATAGTAGCTTCTTTATAAGCAATTATCTTAGTTACATTATCCACATTAGGATCTATTTGTTTAAGATCTCTGAATGTAAATACATTCGTATCTTGATAACCATATAAAGCTGAAATCATTTTCCAAAAATTATTTTTACTTCTGTTAGACCCACCTGCGTGTTGTTTTACTACAGAAACAGCATTATCAATTGTATCTACTCCATCCCAACTAATTTGCGAGATAGATTTAGATTTTAATAATCCAGTTAAAGTATCTGCTACAATTCTAGATGGAATATTATAACCCTTAGCAGAATCTACTGGTTGTATCAATACTCCGGATGGAGTAACTTCACCTACAGCTAAATCCATACTATAAAGACTAGACATAGTAGCTAGCATATCTTCTGGTCTTAAAGTAACTAGATTAGCCATAGTTAAACTAGGATGTCCATAATGTTGATTCGTAACATCATAAATTTCAACATTTCCATCAGGTAGATGAATGATATTATAATGCGCTATTGGTGTAGCTACCAACATTCCTGTATTCATATCTAGATATCTTCTTAACTCTACAACAGAATTTGCATAAAATCTCATGTTTTCATCTATAGCTCCTGTATTATAAGAAGCACCAGGATATTCAGTATAACCTTGAATAATAGTGACTTTTTCATTATTATTATACCCTCGCTCTACAACTTCTAATAGAAATCTAAATCTTTTCTCTCCCCAACCATAAGGAATATTTACTTTCCCTATTACACCAGAAGATGGAAGAATTAGATCAGGAACTTCGTTAGCAATCTCAGTAGGTTTTACATTACTACTTCCTAATCTTCTAGTTTTATCTACAATATGTTCAATTTTACTAATTTGTTCATTATCAGCATTCACTTCGAAAGATCTAATAAATTGATCTTTATAACCTCCTGTTTCCACCAGAACTAATTTATTAATTCTAACGTCATTGTGGTTATGTTGTGTTATTGCTGGTTGCATTGTTTACTCCTTTTTAGTGGTTTAAGTTGCTTTTTAATAATATATATCTAACTATTGTTAGATTTACTTTCTAATTCTTTATGTAAAGAAATTTCTAATGTTACAAAGAACTTAGCTAGTATGTTTTTAATCTCTGGATCTATTTCTACAATTCTATCCGGATTTATTCCTAAATTTTCTAACAACTTACTATCTAAAGCTGTTACTAAATTCATTCTACTTAGTTCTACAGCAAATTGATCTAAATACTCTTTAAGATAATTTTGATAACTCACATTACCAGAAGATTTCAATCCTCTTTGTAAAAATAACTCATCTAGTCTTTCCTTTAAATCTTTATTTAATTTACTCCTTACAGATACATTTAATCTATGTATATCTTCTTTTACTTTAAAAGAGGTAATTATTTTAGCTAGATACGGAAAACCATTTTCTATTAACCATACAGCAGATACAGCTATTCCGTTTTTTACACCCTCTATGTTTATATAATCAATAGCTCTAACATCTATTACATTTTTAAGAATAATAGCTGCTAGTTTAATATTAATCAATGGTATCTCTCCTAATCCACTGTTATCTAACATACTTCTAATATCATAAACTAACTGTCTATTTTGAATATTTTTACCATAAATCAAATGTTCAATGTTGTTATACACGAATAGGAATTCTTGATTATATCCTACTGTAATATCAGTAGGTACTCTATAAGATTCTAATACAGATTCAGATTCATTATCAGAATCTATAAAAGTCTGTTTCTTTAATCTAATTGTAGAATTAGACATATCTTTAAGTTTAATTTTAGATTTTACAAAATTATAAAGGATATTAATTAAGTTTTTATCATTATTTTCCATAGTATCCTTAATTTCAGAATGAATTAAAAATCTTTGAAATAGTACACTACCTAGTACAAATTCTGGTAAATCGGATCTACTAATAATTTTCTCAATTACTCTAATACTAGATTCTTCTTCATTTAGTAGACTTATATCTACTAACTTGTTAATATAATCTAATAGTTTTCTAAATGGTCTACTTTGATAAATAGGATGTGTTGAATAAAAGTTTAATAATATAAACTCTTTATAAGCATCTGGAATTAGAGATGCTTTTACTGCAGCAAATTGTCCTATAGGTCCTAAAGTAGCTTTTAAAATTGTGAGTAAAGCTACTAGTTCTAGATAATCTGTTTTAAGATAAGTTTGTTCTCTAGATCCTTCATCATTGATAATTATTTTTTCATCAAACTCATCTGCTAATACATTAGGAGCTTTAATTATTTTGGATTGTGTGATGAAATTATAAACATCATCTATATCAAATAGATCTAATATTATATGTGTAATTTCTAACGGTAACGGATCTAATGTAGGCTGTAAAATGTTCTCCATAATTATTTCATTAGCTTGTTTGATTCTTTCGAATAATTCTTTCTTAAACTCCTTACCTTTAAAATCTACATATGCGTTAAGAACTGTAAATATATACTTAGGATCTAAATCGATCCTAAGTCTTCTATTTATTAAACTTTCTATTTGGAATTCTATACTTTCACCATCATCACTATTAACTACTACTTTAGTATTAGACAATACATCTTTCAATTGGAACATTTCCATTGGTACCTCCTTTTAATGGTTAAAATACTAATTCATCGCCTGTTGTTGTTTTTACATCTGACGATTTTTTATTTTTAGATTGTTGTTCATCATCTTCAAGTACTTCTGGTAAATTAGATAATACATCTACTAAGGTTCTATAATACGCATCAGTCCACATCATAGATGCCATTTCTTCACTTACCTTTTTACCATTAACTATAATTTCCAAATATGGAGAAGGTAATAATTTAAATACAAACTTTTTATCTTCTCCGGCTATATTTATACTAACACCTATAAAGTTTATGATTCCTTCTTCTAACTTTTTTCTACCTACAAATATTCTACCAGCTAAAACTCTTTCATCTGTCATTTTGTTATCTTCCCAAATAGGTTTATAAACATTTAAACCAGCAACATAACCTTCTTCTTTGGTATTTAATTTACTTAACTCATTAACAATAATGTTTAATCCTGTTCTATTTATAGGTATACTACCAACAAATTGATTTACTTTTAACTCTGCTAAATTATCAGGATTTCTTTCAGTATAGAAAATGTGTAATCTTAAAAAGTTTTTATAACCGCTAAATTTTAATCTATACTCCTTATTACCGTTTTTTGTCATTAACGACAATTTCCCTAACATATTATCTTTAATTCCCATTTAATTCTCCTTTTACTAAATTTGTTACTCGTTTAAATAATATATACCAAAAAATAGTTTAAATTACCTAGGTGAAGAACCACCTAGGTAATAATTTAACATAATTCTCATATATATCTTTAGCTTCTCTTTTGATGTCCTCTTTAACTTTCACCCTACTGGTATTAAAATTCCATTTATTCTTCTCAGCTATTTTGTATAATTTATTTCTAGTTTTTAAATCTAAAGGTCTAATATAATATTTATCTCCTAATAAGAAATAGAGAATATCGTTAAATGGAAAAACAGACATATCCCTCTTTCCAATTGGATGGTACTTAGTATACCATTTTTTATAATCTTTTATTTCACCAGTAAATGATTCTAATAATATTATATTCTTTTTATAAGAATAATTTAATAATTCGACGGTAGAATGTGTAGTGATAGCCCATTTTTCATTATCAGGAATTATCGGAAATTTAAAAGATGTTTTCTGAACATTTATCTCGCCTTCTCTATATAACATATCTTTAATTTCTAAGATACCTAAAGCTCTAATGTAATCTACTCCAGAAAATTCATCTAGAGATTTAAAGTTAGGAATCTTTTTACTAATCTCTCGATAGTTGACATCATAAAAGATTAAGTTGGTTTTACTATCTGCAAAAGTATTTATAAAAACATCTAATGTTAGTCTAACTTCTTTAAATACTTTTTTAAGAAAAGCTAAGTTTTTAAACTTTATAGCTTTCTCATTCTTTTTACCTGGGACGCAATCTAGAGCATTTCTTATAATAGTATCGATATTTACAAAATAAACATCTAATTCGTTTTGGAGATTATTATTTAAAATAGTCTCTAAGATTACACCAGAAGCTAACTCTGTTCCTACCATACTAATACAATCTGTTTTATATATCCTTTGCATTTTTAATCCTTATTAAAAACTAAAAAATAAATAAGAGGGATTTAAAATACTTCCCTCTATTATTTTTAAACTAACATAGTCTTATTTAATTCCTCACCTGTTTTTAATAATTTAGACTCTACCTTTTTAGATTTTTTCAACTCATAGAGTGTTACAATTTTATATTTAGGAATATCCACATATTCAAAATCATGACCTCCTATTGCTAGATAATCTTTACTACAAATATTTTCCATTAAATACTTGATAAATAACTCTTCTCTTTTTTTAGTCTCTAAAGAAGTAAGATTTAATACAAGTAAATTAAACCAACCTTTTTTAATCAATTCTCTAGTTAGAAAATCAAATACTTCGTAAGCTTTATCTGATTCAGGAAACAGAATCTCAATTTTATACTCATCTTTAATCATAGCTAAACTATTAATAAATATATTTAATGTAGAATTATTAATAATCATTTTCTCAAAATCACCTTTAAAAAATGTTGTTCCGTCTACTAAAATAACTTTCATGATTGTCTCCTTTTTTCGTAGTTTGTTTTTGTTACTGCGTTTTAATAATATAATTATAAAATATTTTCCAATTCCTCCATTATAACATCTAAAGGCAGATCAGTATACGATTGATAATGCTTTTCTATAAAGTTGATTATCTCATTTTTATCTAACTTTATATTAACAGAAATTTCAGATTTATCTAAAAGCTCAGATTGTGTTAGCTCTTTCTTATTACTAATAGTAAACCTAATATTATCAAATTTATCTCTAAACTCTAACAATGTCTCATTCTTTATATCACCTATTAGTCTAACAAATATTAATCTATCAGTTTTAGAATTTAATTTTTCTAATTCTGTCTTTACTTCGTCTATCGAGTTACTAGATAAATCAAAAGACTTAAATATAGCAGCTCTCTCATTTAACAATACTTTATAATCAAAACCTTTATTCTTTTTTAAAGTTACTAATAGACCACCTTTCTCATCATTTTCATCGGCAAATGTTAATCTATCAAAACTACCTGGAACTAATATATTTTTATAATTACTACGATTATGAACATGACCACAATTTACTGTATAATTAGCTAAATCTGAATATACATCTTGATCATGAAACGCATCAGATTGAATGTTAGGTATTTGATATTTAAATGCTCCATGCATAGCTATTATATCTACTTTATCTAAATTGTACTCTTTTAATTTCCTTTTAACTTCTTTTAAAACTTCATCAGCTGTAGGTCTATATTCATCAGGAATATAAAGAATTGATATTCCTAAATCTTCCATTATCTCAATATCTAAAGTATCGTAATACTTATAATCTATTTCATTATTTATACCTAATGACTTAATTATTTCTGTTAATTGTTTAACTTGTTTTCTATCATGGCTAGGAGTACCTTCCAATATCCTTAACTTAATATTATTATTTTTACAGAATAATAATAACTCAGATAACCATCCGTATGCTAGAATACTATCCAAGCTAGCATTAGATAATAATCTATCAAATACATCTCCAAACACAAATATAATATCAACTGTTAAAATATCATCTTTATTCTTTCTAAAAAAGTACCTAAGATTATTTACTGTATATTCTGTTTTAACTTTGTTATGTCCCAAATGAATATCGGCTAATCCTAAGTACCTTATTTGATTTTTATTCATTTTCTATATCCTTTGTTAAAGTGATAAAAATAGTTTTATAAAGGAGAATAAATGGCTACACCTGCTTTATTTACATTAACACAAAACGGAGTATTAACTCCAGGTAAAGCATTAATGAGTAGATTGTTAATTTATTTTATTACTTCTGAATATTCTCAATCTGTAATCTATCACGGTAAGATCAGTAGCTTAAAATATTTATTAATGCAATATGGAAACGATGATCAAAAATTAATTACAGAAATAAATTACGCATTATCAGAATTATATAAAAGATACTTCGATACAGTAGACATAAAAGCAGATGTATTAAAGTATAATGATAGCAAATATCCTAAAAAAATCCAAAGAGTATTAACCATTAGCATAGAAGCTACATATAATGGAAATTTATATACGATAAATGAAGATTTGGATATTACAAATAATATTATTTCAGACACAGACATTATTTTGGAAAATACTATAAAATAAGGAGATAAAAAATGAGTAATGCGTTAAAAGAATTAGCAGATATACAAAAAAAGGAAAATTTAGATTACTTAAAAGATAAAGCTAATCTACTAAAAGAACTAATAGAAGATGAATGGGCTGATCTAGTATTAGAAGATTTCGATAAATATATCTCTCCATTTTTTACAGGTAAAGTACCTATATCAGAAGAGAATATTGCCGCATTTCTAACAAATGTGTTAAAAGTTACTGGATCTTACTTTAGAGGAATTAGAATTCTTAAAGACGGTAAACCATTTTTATATTATCCCCCATTACTATTAGACATAAAACATGATGAAGTATTAGAAAATATAGCATTTAGTAGAGTAGTGAAAGAATATAAAGCTTTACTAAATGATCCATTTGGAAAAGATAAGTTATTATTAGAATCGGTAAGTGATGGACTAAGTAAAGTGATTAATGTAGATTATGAAAAGGTAAAAGACTATTTAGAAAAATTAAAAGAATTATATGCTTACTATGGTCTGTTAAAAAAGAATCCTGATAAAGAGAATAAAGATACTACTACTAACGAAGATAATGAAGATATTGGAGATATAATAGATTATGATTAGTAGAGGTAATTTACCTCTACTAATCTATTATATAATCAAATACCCAACCGTTTATATCCTCTCCACTTTCCACTATCTTAGATAATGAAAACCGGTATATTTTATCTAACTTAAATTCTATAATACAAGGTGTATTATCTTCTTTTATCATTCCTGTTTTTACTAGTTCTTCTACAATCTTTATTAAAAGATATTTCATTCTTATTTCTTCTATAACAGGTTTACTAATATCTATTTCAAAATTCAATTTTAGATCTTTTAACATTTCGTCTACTTCGTTTAAAGATAGTTGTAAAGCATATTTACCTGTACCTATTTCTATTAGTTTCATCTTTATTACCTTTCAATTTTAAATTTTAATAATACTGATGTTTCTTTCTTATTAAAATTATAAATTCTTGTAGTAGCTTGCATTACTCCTCTTTTTTCTTCTACTACTCCTGATTTTACAAATAAATACTTTAACAACATTCCAGGTCTAATAAAATATATATTTACCATATTCAATTTTAATGTAGCATCTATCATATTGTTCATAAGTATTTGAGATCTATACTTATAGAGATTAGCATCATAATGTGTAACTAATGGATTTAAAAAAGGAAACTTAATATCATTTATTTTCAATGTTTTAATTACATTATTCGGTTTAGGATTTATTTTAAATATGTCAGGAGTAATCTCAATATTGTCTTTGGTCATAACATACGTTTGGTCATTTTCTATATATGTATTGCCTAATTTTAATAAATCCATAATTCCTTTATTTTCTATTTTAATATCAGAAGTTACCATTTTATAAATTTTATTATCTTTAAAAAAGTCCATATCATTCTTATCTATACCTATTCTACTACTATTATAAAACATAATTTTGTCTTCATTTATTTTTTCAAACAGTTCATAATTATAAATAGGATAAATATAAAAACGATAGTATTGTGGTTTAAGTTGTCTAATAAACATATTTACACCGCCATTATACAACCCATATCCAAAGTTCTGCATAGTATAAACTAATTTTGCTAACTTAGTATATGATTTTACAATTATATGTTCATATTGTTCAGTATTATCCAAATCTCTCATGTCTAAGTCAAAACTAATTTGTTTACCAGCTATCTTAATATCTTTTAAACTATTCGATAACAAATATTTAATAACCTTATCATGTGTTGTATCTAAAAAAGAACCAGATACAAATTTATCTTTTAGTAATAACAATAAAGGATCTATACATTGTCCTTTAATCATTACGTTATCCATTTTATTTAACTCTTTATTACCAAACCTACCAAACCTACTAGTTTTAGATTCTGTATCGGTATTTAAGATTATTAACTTAAACCTATAATCTTCAATACTAGTTTCAGTTTCTATAACTATTGAAACTTCTAAATTATCCTTATGTGGAAGTATAAATTCTTTATAGTCACCCATAGGTAACATAAAGTCTAAATATACTTCTGGAAATAGTCCTGTATTATGGTTCTCTGTAAATTCTAGATATTGAGGATATTTTATTTTAATATCGTCATCTGGGGTATGTAATTTCAAATCTATCTTAGGAAAAGAGAAACTCTTAGAATTATTTAATATCTTTTTTACTTCAGCTTCAAATAGTTTAATAGTCATTTTCTAATCCTTATACTTCAAATTTAGTAATATCTATTTTAGGCTTAGTATCTACATCCATAAACAAGTCATTACCTAAACCGTCATCTTGTTTTAACTCTTCTTCTATTCTTCTTTCTATAAATCCTTGATTAATATTAGTTAATGAATCTAACAACTCCTCTATTATCTGTTTTTCCTCTAGATCATTAACATTAACAGAGTATTTGTATAATTCTAATACTTCTGTTAACAATTCTCCTAAAGTTATAATATCGTCTCTATTTACTACATATATAGTACCACCGTTTTTAAAAATTTCTACTATTTTAATAGCAGGTATCATGACTGTATCTAAATCAGTAACTGATTTCTTTTTAGCTCCATCTTCTCCGTATGTGATAGGTATCCCTAACATCTTTATTTCTTCTGGATCGTATAATAAACTCCTAGGTGCTCTTACCATAAATAGTTTTTCTCTATACTTTTTAAGTATGTCTCTACTATACTGTAATGAAGTCATTTTTATCTCCTTATAAAATCCTTTATGTCTCAATGAAGATTATAAACATAGACTAATATAGGGTAATACCCTATATTAGTAAGTTGTGGTCTTTAATGTGTTTAAGTAATACCTAATTAATAGGTAAACAATAGGTATGAAATAATATCGTTGTATTAAAGTAAGTTGTGATAACTCAGATGTAATATCGTACAACACTTCTTTATCAATAGGCTCTCTGTTAATTAAATTTAGTACTGATACTTCAAAAGGTTTTAGGGTAACTTCATCTATTGTTTTTTCTTTGTATAAAACAGAATAAAAATCACTACTAAATATATAGTATTCACTACTTAACATTGGAAACATATCTGTCTCTACAGAATCTGGAGTAAATAGATAATCTTCATTTAGTTCTTTTTGTGGTTTTACTAACCTATTAGCTACAGAGTATCTGATACCCATCATAAATGGATTATAAACTTCTTCAAAGATGTCCTTATAACCGTTATATTTGTGAACATCTTCTAAAAAGATAGATTCATCTAACATATAATCTAGTATTGTTATTTCTTTTGGTATTTCATAAATTTCCATCTTACTAGAAAGTTTGCTAATAGGCATTATTGTTTTCAAAAAGTTAATTAGATTTTGATCATAATAGTAGTACGTATCTACTTTAATTACTGGCGTAAAATAATTATCAGGAATTACAAAATACCTATTAAATTGTTCTGGTAGTTCTTCTAAAATTTTATTAAAGAACGTTATATCGTCTAGTTGTGTTTTAGTTAATACAGGTATACTGGAATCTTTGACATAATCTTTATTATAATAAAGTTCTGTATAGGTAGAACCTTTAATTTTTAATACTATCTCATCATCTAGAGAATCTACTATCTGATAAATTTTGAAACCTATCCTAAAGACATTAGATTTGTTATAAACATTTCTCTTTATACTAGTAAGTGTAAAGATACCATATCTACCATCTATGAGTTTAGCTATAAATACATCAGCTGGCTTAGGTATTATGTTTAAATCTATTAGAGCTTCTCCTTGAAGTTCTTCCGGTTTAGTCATTTCCAAGGGAGAATCTAAATATAATACTAGATTTTTGTATTCTACATAATCTACAATACCAAAATCTATAGATGAATCAAAATTATCTTGGTAATCAGATAAGTCTCCTTGAGCATTATAATAATCTACTTCCCACTCATATCCGGATATATATTTAGATATTTCTACTTGTTGATCATAAGCTACCTCATAATCAGATTTTATAATTCTACTATTATCTACTTCTGGTTCTGATTTTACTATATTAGACATTTTTTCTGTTAAAGTTACAATACCCATATTTT